CTAGCGACTGCTGATTGCTTCGTTGATGATGCGCACCCCTGAAGCATCCAGACACACATTAGTGTACACAGGAACTTTAATAATCTTTGTAACTTGTGCTTGTCGTTCATCTTGTTTTACCTCACTCTTCGCTTTCTGTTTCTCGTATTCTTGGCTGGCTTTGTTAGCCGCCTCCTGCTGTTTGGCCAAAGCTGCCTGATACTGCCGCCGAACTTCTTCCGCGCCCTTGCTATAGCCTTTCTTGTATTCCTTGCTGCCGTAGCTAAGTGCTGCAAACAACACCATCAAGGCAAGCAAAGCCCAAGCTCCTACAGCCATGTAATTAATGTTTTTCATTGCAACACCTCAAAATGCGGTAAATCTTTGGTTTTCTGCCAGTTGCCGCCCCAATTGATTTTTATACCCAATTCTGCCGCTGCCTGTTTCATGGCTACCGCGATAGCTTCGAACTTTTTAGGATCAGAATCTTTCATATTTAATGGATAAGGGTAAATATCAACAGCGCGGCCGGTTGCATGTTTACTGGCTAATGGTGTGCTAACCCACGTAACCTTTTTTTCGTTGGGTCGGGCGTATTTAGGGTCAATGCCTTTTCTGATGCACTCACTGGCGGTACGGCCTTTGCCATAATTAATTGAACATTGTTCTTTACTGCGTTTACCCTCAACAACAGTAAAATCCTGTTTGGTGATTTCAATGGCTCGCTTAACCACCTTAACCAGATTAGCATCTACTCCTTGCAGATTTCCTAATGAACGTTGGCTTAATTTGTACATTTCAAAACCTTTCATATATAAAAAAACCAGCCGATGGGCCATCAGCCGGCATGGTATAAATTAATATAATTCAATTAATTACAATCAAAATAACCGCAAAAACAGGGTGTAGCCGGCATCCTATGGGCCACCTATTTCTGCCCGTCGTCTGTATCACCAATCATCTTTTCTGCCCTGTTACAAACGGCATTGATCAGCTTTTGCGCCATCTTCGGTGCTGTGGCTTTGAATGCGTCTAGTAGAGAGGTGGAGGCCATGCCAGCAAATACACCAGCACCGGCAAATAGCCATGGGTGGTTCTGTGTGAAGAAATATTCTGTTAATGCTGCCGCAAAAACCATGCCTATAACGATGAATGTAACGGTTAGTACTGTTCCATAGCGTTTGTAATCAGACACCACCAGCGCACCCAGAAAGCCACCAGCAAGGGCAAAGCAATTGGCTAATGTGAAAGCTTCGTTCATCATTCACCGCCTTTTTTGTCTTCTACCTGTTTGGTGTGTTTGATTAGGTTCCTGCCGGCAAGGGCGCAGATGATGGCAATAACAGGATAGGTGGTCATGCCTGTAGACAAAGGTGGGTATGCTGCTATAAATGCTCCGGATATAACCACCCAGATTAATGCCGACCAAATCAGGAAACAGCCCGATAAAATATTGCTGCGGCTGGAATGAAAAAAGGCAGCAAATAGCTGCCCTGCTGCCACAATTACCAGAATGGCCACGAATATCTTAGGATGAAGATGCAGGAATTTTTCGTATAAGTCCTCTTTAATCATTTCTTCGCCATGCAATGCAAATACTAGTGCAAACCCCAGCATGGCAAATCCGCTTAGTACTTCGATTATTCGTGTGCCGGTACCAAATAACCAATCTTGGCATTTATCCGGTAAAAAGCGTAAATCAAGCAACCAGTGCAACCACTTAAATGCTTTAAGCATGATTTGTTTACTCCATAAAAATACCGCCAATAGGCGGTTGATTGTTTAAATAAAAAAAGCCAGCTTTGCGCTGGCTCTTGGAAACACATAACTTATCCAATATTTAGTATTCAGCTTTTGCACAGGATGCCCATGCTTTATTAAATTCCTCCGCATCCATTTGCCCCTCATCTTCAATAACTGTAATAGCAGGGTCTGGTGCCATAAAGCGTTTAAATCCTGTATAAGCGCCAAAACCGTTTTTTGAGTTCACCTCCCCGCAACTTCCTACCATATTACGAAATGTAGCCGAATCAGGGTCTTTTAAAACCATTTTTACGTTTTCTTGGGCGCGACTGTTTAGAATGTATTCTTTTTGCTGTTGGTCTACTATACGTTTTTTTCTTTCTTTTTCTTCTGAACTTTCGCTACAAGCCGAATAAAGAAAAAAGATTGTTAGTATCCCGAGTGCTATAGGATTAATATTTACTCTAGAATTCGAAGTTTTTTTTACTACTTTATTGGCACTTCGCGCTACATTATTATCGGCATTCTTTTCTTTTATAGGTTTTCCCCCTCCATCCAAAAACTCTTCTAAACTCTTTGGATACTCCTTAAAGTATTCAATATTATAAGCTTTGCGGGCTTCATCATTCAGTAATGTTTTAACACATAGCTGTAAATCAGCTAACTCAACAGTTTGAGTTTCCGCACAGTGTTTAATCGCTTTCCTGATATCTTCTGTAGTTGCGGTAAAGGGTACGTTTAAAATTTCATATAGGTTTTTTAATGCCATAACTTTTCCTTTGCGTAACGCGCAAATGTTATCACAGCATCCTAAAGCCAGCACTAGGCTGGCTTGAATCTGTTACATAATCAAATAATAAAGTTAGGGTGCAACTCTTCAATAGGCACATCTAGTCGTGAATTGCTGCACTCACCGTCTATTGCTCTCATCCGTTTTGCTAATTCCAGTAAGTATTCAGCTTGTTGCTTTGTTTGCATCCGTAATTTTTTAAACACATCCACATTGATACAGTTGTAACCATTTATATTTTCAACATGGGTGGCTATGCTGTTTTTAACTATCACCAGCCATCTCCCATCTTTGTTAATGTTAGGCAACACCTGTCTATCGGTAACAGCAGGTTTGAATAGCTCCGGTGCATCCGGCACGCTTTCCAAGTATTTCAGTGCAGCAGTGTAGTGCTCTACCGGCATGGTTCTGTAGCTGTCTATTCTCAGGTAAGCATGTAAGCCGGCATATATCTTCTGGTACGATTCGCCTGTACGCTGGCTGCGCTGCTCAACTGCTAACTGTATGTTGTCGGCTTGCTCTTTGCTGATTAGCTGGTTAATGGCCACGTGGCTCATGCTGCCATACCGCTCTTCTTCACACCGAATAAAATAGCGACGGACTTGGCGACCGATTTCGGTTTTCTCAACCATCGCCATCTCTTTAGCCATATTTAGCGTGAGGTGATAATCTTTTTTACCCCTACCAAAACCTATTTCCCGATTTTGGGAAATAGCTACAAAGTCTTGATTTTCAATAAAACCATACTCTTTAATGCGTTCCGTAATCCATGTTGCAAACTTACGTCCAACTTGCAAAGCTTTATGCAAATCGCGCGCATTACAAAGCAATTGAGTTTGAGTGTTAAAGCTACCTGAAAATACTGGGACAAAAAAAGATGCGTTCATGATAGATTCCTTTTGGTTACTTTCGATATTCACCCAACGGGTGGCCGAGAGGTTCGAAAGCCCCCAAAAGTAAGGCTGGAATTATTTCCCTTGCGGGTATTGTATTCTTCACCCTCTCGGCCATAAAAAGGAATCACATGTCAAGAGGATAAGTAGACATGGAGATTTTACAGGCACAAAAAAGTCACGATTACCGCCGTGATGCGGCTTTTGGGAGGTTTCGACACCTCAAAATCAATCATGCCAATACCAAATCAGTTTGTCAACACCAATCGCGCAAAATTAATCTACCCTCCATTGAACTTAAAATTAAGCTTCCCGAAGAAATCAATAATTTAGCCTTTACTTCCGCCTGGCGGTTGAAGCGGTGGACGCGTCCCACTGTTTCCAGTATTTCCACTGGGCGGCTGAAGCGGTGGAAGCGTCCCACTGTTTCCAGTATTTCCACTGGGCGGCTGATTCGGCGGAAGCTGCTCGCCATTTCCAATATTTCCATCCGGTGGCGGGGGCGGAGGAGTGTTGTCTTTATCGTTATTCTTCACATCTAAAAACATTTCTATCAATTCGGTTTTGTACTCAAGCTGAGTAAAAACCACACCATTATTAGTACTGTCATCATAGCTATCAAGAATTGCTTTAAACTCTGCCTGAACTAAGGGCGTGTTAAACAGTTTTGCATGGGCAATTGCGCCGTTAAATGTGGCAATGACTTTGTCTTCGTATTGCTCCTCATCCCCACTTACAAATCCAAACAGATAAATGCCACTAAACTGTTTAAGTCGCATGATATTGAGTGGCATCAGTTGGTTGCTGATGTAGACGCCGGCCAAGCCATAGCCGTTGTTGTTATGAAAATTCAAACCAACGCTTGTCCATTGATGCTGCGGATTAAGCGATACTCCGGTTTCGATTCTTTCAGGATTGCTCTCTCCTTTAGCGCAGTAAAATACGACCAGTTGGCGTTGCTCTATAGCTATTACCAATTTCTCGTTACGATTGTATTCACCCTTTTCGCCATACAAAACACATAATGCCATGGGATAATCTTCGAATTGTCCCGGTTTAATGCGGATGGTTAATGCGCAGCCATACAATAGTGCAGCCGGTGAAGTGTAGTCGTAATTGCGAAGTAATGGTACTGCTGTATCGGTTCGATAGCTGTTAAGCAATAGCCCATCATCAAAATTTTTTATGCGGTAAACCCCTGCGGCTATATGGTTTTCACTGCCGGTCAGGCTTCGGCCTGATATTTGGTCTGTCCATATGTTATTGGTATCATGCTGTGCTGCGGTGAAGGGGAAATAGTTAATTGGTTCTGGGATAATTGTCTTTAATGGCCGATAGTAAAGGGCGCCGTTGTGAGCATAGATTTTTAATAAGATACTCATTGGGTTTTTACCTTTATAGTTTGCGGGCGTTCATAAGGGTAGGCAGTTCGTTAATGCTGTCTACTCCTTTAATCTCAAGCAGTAGTTCATCACCATCTTGCATGTTGGTAATCAGAATGGGCAGCTTATTTTGTTGGTTACTATCATTTTCTAATAGCAGGATTTGGCTACTCCCCCTACTGGCATCAATAATAATTTTCTGGATTTGGTAAGATATTGCTTCCATCTCAGAAATAATGACGGTGTTATTGTTGCGCTGTTGGCTAAAGCTGCCCGCGGTGCTGGCGCACAATACACGCGTACCTTCCGGCCATGAGGTTATAACTGTGTTTTCTGCTCCGCATTGCAGAATCATCAATTGATCGAAAAAGCGAAAGACGTCAATCAATTCGTATTCTGTAGCGTCGGCATTTTGCAGGGTTAGGCGCATGAAGTATTGTGGGTTTTCTGGAGAGTTTGAAGCAGGTAATACAGCGTTAATTTTTTGGGTCGCGTCCTCGCTCAGCATACAAAAAAAGTTTGTTTTATTTTCTGGTAACGGACTGAGTAATGAGGTACTGAAGTTGTTGAGATAACATCTTTTCATGATATAGGTTTGTCCTTTAATACATAATCTTCTCTACTGATAATCCATTCTTTGCCCAGTCTGTCACTGGTTAAGACAAAGCCTTCGTTGCTTTGTGCGATGTGATACTGGTTGCCGTTTATGTCTTGTAACTCAAGGCTGCCTGATTCCTGTAGTTTGTTGGGCAGTAAATCTTGGCTTATGGGGTGAACTGGTATGAATTTACCTGCTCTTAGGTCAAATCTAAGGTCTATAATGGCACTATCGGGAAAGATGTCGACGCTCCACAGTCGGGTGGTGCCTTTTTCAGACAGGGTGATAAAAAGTTCATTCATTTCTTCGCCGGTTTCGTTACCCTCTTCGTCATATTTATTGCGGTAATAAAAGGATACGTCCTGTTCTTGGTACTGTTGCACGCCTTCTGAATAATCAAACGATTGAATGAAGTGGTCGCCAAATTTAACATCAGCAGCATTGCCTTTGGTTATTTCTTCATCGCGGGTAATGCCTGCGCTTCTGAGGGCGTAATCTTTAATCAGACTAGCACCGCATACCAGATCATCCGCGAATTTCCAGCGCGATTCATATACTCGATAATCATCCGCAGGCAATCCCCAGTAAGCAAATCGCGCATCTAGGGTAATGTTGTGCGCGGAGGAATAGATAAATGGTTTATTTGGTGTTTTCCAAGTGTAAATTTTCTCTCCTCCCTCGGGAATTTTTTTGCCTGCATACTGTTCGGTATTCCAAATCAGGCTGCTCAATTTAGAGGAGCTCGGCTTTTCTTCGGTGATGAAGCTGTTTGTTTGCTGATAAGTAGCATAGGTTTCCAGCATTGTATTGCGATTATATTTGCTATCTTTGTTTATGTAGATGCAGACAAAATCAAAAATCTGTTTCACTGCTTTTTTATATTGGTCGCGATTGCTTTCCAGTAAGTCTGCTTTTATCGGGACTGTTGTAAAAAATGCTTTGGCATTTAATGGTCTTGTCTTCAGTATTTTATAGACGGTATTTTCAAATACGCCAATATTTTTTCGAGTCGGGTTAATCTCCATTATCTCTCCAGGGTAACCCGGTAAGGTTAACGGAAAATTTAATAGGTCAAGGGCTCCATACCAAAGCACACCAAAGAAGTCGTTGTCGTGTTCGTACCATGGCCCGGTTAATACGGCTTCATGATTATTTTTAAGCTGCAATTTGTACCATATGTAATCACTGAATTTTTTTACGTTGCTGTCTTTACAAATTTCTGCACCGGGGTCAAGAAATATGCGCACCTGCCGGCCGCTATTAATGTCAAACAGTCCTTCAATCGCGCGGGCTACGTCAATCGATGGGCTGCCGGTGCTGTCGTTAAATTGCAATAATCCATAGATATCAAGGCATTTGTTGCTTTCTTGCTTGTCTCCACCATATGGCATCATGGATACGCCGGCACCGCCAAGCAGTCGCGGGCGGTTAGGGGTACGCTCGTAGCCGGGGCGGTATTTACCAAACAGTTTACGGAAATCTTCTTCTAGGCTCATGTTCGATACTCATTTTTTAAGACAGGTTAACCGGGGGTATGGCTCGTTATGCGGTATGGCCAGATTAAGTGTCTGGCCGGCAGCGTTAACGTCCAAGGTGTCGGTACTTTTTTCTTCTATGTCAGGCAGGGGCACTCTGAATGCGATGCCGCGCTTCATTTTGTTTCCTTTGTATACATAACCGGTTTCTTTTCTTACATAGCCATTGCATTCATATAGTTTGAATTTTGGCTTGCCGATTATGATGGCGTTGCCTTGGTGCTCTTCTTCCTTTTCGTCTTCATCTTTATCAGCATTCGGGTCTTGCTCTATCACTTCTACGCCATAGGGGACGGTATAGTCTTTCAGAATGAAGTTCTGCTGATATGCTTCACAGGGCAGTTGCGGCCGCTTCGCTGGTGGCTCTGCTTCGCTGAATGTCTGTTTGCGGCTGCCGGGATTGATGAAGAATTTTCCGGTCAGGGTGGTTTTGCCACGCTTGCTGGTAAAGTCCCAGCTATGGCTGTATGCGGCTATTTTGACGTTGGTGTTAAAGCGTTTTGTTGCGATATGCGCGGTATGGGTCAGGCTGGCAAAGGGTAGGAATTTGCAGTCCATGGTGATGCTGTTTTGCCGGTGGCTTTCGAGCATTTTGGTGTAGCCTATCTGTACGGCGACCCGATAGCCGTTGGCAAATTCGCCCGCAATGATGTTGTCGATGTTGGTTGTGTAGTCACCATTGGGCTGCTTTGTTCCTTTTGGTCTTTTGTAATGCTTTTCACTGCCCCAGTTTCGGGCGGTTTTATCATGATCGCTTTCGTGTTTGATGCTGTAGATAACTTTTTCTTTTTTTTCGCCATGGATGGCGATGGATTCCTGATTCTGTAAGACGATGCTGTACTTTTCGTCAATTGCCTGTTTCCAGCGCCGCATTGCTTTCCATGAGGCAGCCAGTGCGTATAGGTTGCTGTCGCTGCCAATCGGAATCTGTACGACGTTGACGATATCATGCCCGTTTTCGTCTTTTTCTCCGGTTGGCTGGTAATCGTATTTGTAGTCGGCTGCTTTCCATCTGATGCCGTTATAGACGCCCGGTGGCGGGGTGCCTTTAACCCACCATTCTCCGGTTGTCCAGCCACCACCATTGGCTGCGCTCAGTACATCGGCCAGTTTCGGTGCCGGGCCCTCTGCTGCTACGCGTATGATGTAGTCAAAATCGCTCATAAAGTTAAGGTAGCGATAGCTGAAGCTGATTTCTCTGTGGATGAGGCGGTCAAACTGGTGATGCAGTTCGATTTCTACCCGGTTGACGATGGAAACGGCGCTGCTCATTTCTAATGCCATATTGGCTTCGTAAATATCGCAATCTCTCAGTGTCCAGTCAGGCACTGTTTTAGGCAGCCATGAGGTCAGATGTGCTTTTCCCTGTGCATCAAAATCAAATGATGCGGGTATGGTGCTTAAGCGGTCAGTGAGCTGCGCATTTTTGGTTTCGTAATTCTGTTCTTCACCAAAAATTGATGGCGACCAGTAACCTATGCTGTGAATGGTGTCGATGCTTAATGCTTCGACCGATTTGCTGCGGTCTTTGGTGGCGCTGAGTATGCGCAGACGGTCTGAATAGTCTATTTTGGGCATGTCTATGATGCCTGAGAATATCGGGTACAGGTATTTGTCTGTCTGTGCGTAAATGACGATCTGCCGGTTATAGTACTGGTACAGGTCAATTGCGCCGCATGGTTCCCGCAGGGACAGGCTGGCTGTGGCTGATTCGTCTTCGGCAAAGTGAACTTCACAGGTGCGTACGACGTTACACAGTTCTACGCCGGCTACAAATATTCTGATGGCGTACTTTTCGCCATCAAAACCTTTGGCGAATCGGGCACGCATATAGCGGTTTGGTACGGGGTTCAGTACCTGCTGGCCAATCTGTATTAATTCTGTGTCACTTGTGGGCTTAACCATCTGCGCGATACTTAGTAACTCGCCACTGTTATCAACGCAGACGTGACAGGCAAGTGCCAGTAATTCTCCAGTCTGTTGTCTGCTGTATGCTGTGCAGCCAATGCTGAGTAATTCTGTCCCTGTTTGCCCGGGTGCGGTTTGGGCGTTCAGGCTGATTTCTGTGGCCAGTAAGGTTGTATTAAGTGAAGATAAGCCCAGCATAAATAATCTTTCTATGGGTGTCCTGATTGCACGATTGTGTCGAGCACGGTTTCGCTTAATCTGATGCTGATACACGGGTCGCTGCGGTCGCTTCTGGCGCTTTTATCGCTGTTGCTTACGCGGATATAAACGGGTATGGCTTTCCCACCTTGTAATTGGTTACCCAAGCCTAATGCGGCGCCACCGATGGCGGTTTCTAAGCCTTGCTGGGTCAGGGATAGTTTTAGGTCGGCAGCTTTGAATTTTGCGCCCAGATTAGTAAATCTGGCACTGCCGGAAGTGCATTGTTTGTTAACGGCGATACCCCAAACCGGTTCAGTTTTGCCGGTCTGCCCTGCCTGTACGCATTGATACATGTAACCATTAGCAACCGGCGGTTCTACGATTTGCCCGAAGCTATAGTTTTGTTCTGGCTGCCATGCTTTCAGACGGCTAAACGGAATCAGCATGATTTCCCCGGTTTTGGGTGTAAGCATTTCGTGGGTATAAGGGCTGCCAAAGTACAATACAAAATCATTTGTTCCTGTCCCGTTAAAGTCTATCGGATAGGGACTGGCTGCTTCATGTGTCATTTTGGAATCTGTATATAGGGTGAATGCCATAAAAAAACCTTATTAAAAAACCGGCCATGTGGCCGGTGTTATCTCAAATCATTAGCGACGTCGTGCAATGTGCTTTTCCATAAGTCTTTAAATTGTTTGGCGCCCTCTGGTGCGTCAAATAGGGCTTTAAAGCTTACGTTTTTGTTACCATTGCTTAGCTCCACTTTGATTGCCTCTGTGACTTTAATCATGTCATTAATATCTTTGCCGCTGGCTTTGCGCTCGCCAAATCCGGCCGGCGGTGTTGGGGCAGTCATTTGGTTAACATCCGGTACGGCTGGCCGGCGACCGCTGCCAAGGGAAATGCCGCCAATGCCCGCCTCTTCCGCCCGCTTCTTTTTCCAGTAGGCTTCTTCGCGCTCGCGGTACTCTTTACTGAAGATGCTAATCGGTTTGTTGTCTGCCTCTGTGCGCCCGCCGTTCTTTAATGTTTCTGCTGCTTCGGATAAATCCTGTGCGGCCGATTTGGTATCTTTCTGCGCTTCATCAAATGCTTTAATCTGTCTGAGCATGGCCTCGGCATAACGCAACTGTTCCGGTGTGGCGCCATCCCTGCGCAGGTTGTATAGCTGGCGCTGCATGGCATCCATGCCCAGTGTAGCCACCTGTTCTTTTAAACCCTCCAGTGTGGTTAGAACAGATTTTTGTTTCTGTATCTGTTCGGTTAAGGCATTAAGTGCCTGCGCCTGCCGTATCTGCTCATTGGTGGCATGTGTTAGCCCCAGCCGGAAAGCAATCAGGCCGTTTTTACCGCCTATAAGCTCGGCCTTGGCTTCCTGTGCCTGCTGCACCATGTCTTTCAGGGTTTGCTGATTCTGTGCCTGCTCCCTGTATAGTTTGCTTTGTGCCATGTACTGCTTGGCCTGCTCCAGTTGCGCGCTGGTGGCATTTTTGGCAGATAGCTGAAACAGTACCAATCCCTCTTTGCCGCCTTGTAACTCTGCTTTGGCTTCATCGGCGCTTTTGCCGAGTGATTGCAGGGTGTCAGATACCGATTTGATGTTGTCAATCTGCTTTTGCAGACTTTCGTTCTTCAATAGGGACTGGGTGTATTCGTTTAATTCCTTATCTTTACCTTTTAACTGGCCGGTGCCGACTTTGGCCACCTCTGCGGCGACTTTTGCCGACATGCCGCCAGCCATTAATTCTTTCTGCTTTTCCAGCAGCTCATTGCTCTCTTTTTGAGAGTCGATTAACTTCTGAAAAGCTGCGTTTACTTTGTTTACCGCATCAGTAGCTGCCTGTTCTTTTTCCTCCGCGGTTTCGAACAGTGGTACATTTTTGCCATAGGCGTTAAGCTCTTTACCATACTGAGCCACCTGTTTGCGTAGCTGGTCTTGTTTGTATATTGCCTCCTCAATGGCTTTTGCGGATTTAGAACCCGGTTTTATATCGAGCAGTTTGAATATTTCATCTTTTGCCTGCTCCGCTGTTATTTCACAATTTTTTAATTTCTCTTCTATCTGCGCAATTTCTTTCCGCGCCATATCCAACCGCATTTGCGATACATCCGGTCTGTGAAACACGGACGCATATGTATCCACGGATTTAGCGACCATCCCATCGATCGCCTTGTCTCTTTGCTTGATAGTGTCGTTATAGTTTTTTTCCGCCTGATTTCGCAGATGCGTTTTTTCTGTCGTATCCGCAGCGGCATATTTTTGTCTTAGCTCTTCTAAAGTCCCGATTTGTGTTCGCAGGGAATTGGTGGCGACATCAGTGGCTTTGCTGATTTCATAATAAGTAAACGCTGCCATTGCCAAACCGGCAACCAAACCAACCCAGCCGCCTTTTGCCATACCGGCAGCACTGCTGATTGCGCTTGCTGCTCCGGCTGCACCAGTGGCTGCACCAGTGGCTGCCGTGCCGGCACTGCTCGCCTTAGCTGCCGCTAGAAATTTAGCTGCGGCTGCCTCTTTCAGCATGGCTGCGGTAGATTTTTCTGATGCGGCAATTTCGGCGTATTTACGGATAATCACTGTCGCAATAGAGGCGGCATATTTTCCGGTATAGACAGCAGCCACGGTGCCAACAATGGTAGCAACCACGCCCAGATGATTCCCCAGCCACTCAAGCACGGCACCGGCTTTCTGGCTGGCACCGGTGGTTTCATTCAGTGCGCCGACAAAGGTCATGACTTGGTTTTTAAGGGTCGTCACCGACTGGCCAATGGTCTTGTCCATTTTGCCAAATTGCGCATCAACGGCTGTCGATTGTTTCAATATGGCATTGGCCACAGCCTCGGATGTCAGCTTGCCCTCAGCCGCCAGTGTGCGCAATTGCCCGACTGTAACCCCTAATCCTTTGGCTATTGTCTGCGCCAGCCCGGGTGCCTGCTCCAGTACGGAGTTTAATTCCTCACCACGCAATGTGCCTGATGCGAATGCCTGTGATAACTGCACCAGTGCTGCTGCCTGTGATTCAGCCGAGCCACCACCGATTACCATCGCTTTGTTGATGGTGTCAGTCAGTTTTAACAGTTTGCTGCCGCTGATTCCGATCTGATTCTGCGCCATGGCCAGCTTGTTATACAGTTCGGCCACGGTGCCCAGCGACTGGCCGGTTTTATTGGCACTGGCGATTAGCTGGCTGCGCACCTGCGTTAATTCGGCAGTGGAATCAATCACCAGCTTCAAGCGGTTGTTTACCGTTGTCCATTCATCTGCTATGCCAGATAGCTGCTTCACGCTGCCGATGCCCAGCATGGCCACAGCCAGACGCTGCACTTTCACGGCTGCCGTGTCGAGTTTTGCGTTAAATTCCGTTATACCCCGAACATCAATATCGCCGATTTTCGCCGGCATGGCATCTATTCTGGCGCTAGATTGTAGCGGCCTCGCTGTGCCTGCTTCCGGCATGGATTTTCTGGCTGCTGCCAGCGCAGCTTCTTCCGCTTTCAGCTCACGCATCCTGATTGTAGCAAGCGATAATAATTCGTTTTGCTTACCAAATTTAATCAGATGGGCGTTTAAACCCGCAGAATTGTTCTGATACTCGTTGCCTACCTTTTTCAGTTCTTCCTTGTACTTGCGTACGGATACAGCGGTCTGTTTAAATGCGTCCACCTGCTCCATGGTGACGCCCAGATTTAACAGGGTCTGCGCCCTTGTTGCGATGGTGGCATCGGTTAAACCATTGATACTGCGGGCAGATGTCTGATACGCACGCGTCAGTGCCTGAGCAGATTTTTTAGCCTGCTCTTCCGTGCTGCGTATACCGGCAATAAACCCGCGTGCGTCAAGGCCAAACCCTATGGTTAAATCATCAGACATAAGTTACACCTTTATTCCTACCATTTATCTAGCGGGCAGTGCATCCCCCAGATTTTCGCTTTGGGCTTAATAAAACAGCCACAGCGAAGACATCGGTCAAGCATATGCACCGGCGCACCGGGCGGGGTATCTGTTACCCAGCGGTTGATTTCTGCGCATGTCGCACAGATAGTCTGTTTCCGTTCATAATTGCTGCTACTGTCGCGCTGTGCCTGTGTGCCCTGATTACAATCGCATCCCATATAACAACCCATAAAAAACAGCGGCACTTGTCCGCTGTACTTAATCATCCAAACCGTCCAGAAACGCATCAATCTCATCTGCATCATCATCCGCAACATTCTGGCGCTCAATTTCATCATCGGCCAAATCTGGCAATAGCAAATCATGCAGCTGTAACTCCTCATTGCCAGCAGCGCGCGCCGTAATTAACGTGTTATAGGCCAGATACTGTTCGGTGCGCCATTGTGGAAAACCAAAGCGGTGGTAATAATTCAGATAACGGTTAAATTCGCTTACCGGCCAGTCGTCAATCTCACTGGCCGGAATATGCAATAAAAAAGACAGTTCAATTATGAATTTTTCGCGTTTATCAACTTTTTTAAGCCCTCGTCTCCATTAATTAGGAAGAAATGATCCTGCACGGCAGCCAGTACTTTGCTAGGCAGCTCGGCCAGAAATTCCAAATCTTCACGGTCATCCGGGTAAAACATAGGGCTCCCCTCTTTATCCACAATCATCAGGGCTTTTTCACGCACGCCGTTCAAACCATCATCGTAGTTGTTTTCAAATTCGCTACATCGGTGGAAAAAATCCGTCATTTCGCGCACATTGAATAACTTAACGTATAAGTGTCCGTCGTATGGCTTAATATCCGGCACGGCAACAATCAGCGGTTTTTGTAAAATTTCCCTAGCTGCGCTCACAAAAGCTTCTTTTGCATTTTTTTCTGTCATCTTCATTCCTTACAATGTTGTATTTAATTTACGGCTGCGCCCGTTAATTTGCAGCTCCATGGCAAACTGCCACTTGTCGCCACTCTTGCCGTCCCAGTCCAAGCTGGTAATTTTTACCTGATAACCGCGCATATACTTACTGCCTTTGGGCTTTAAGGTAAAAAATATGGTCTCCAGCTCCTCGGCCATCTCTTCCAGAAAATCTTGCACTGCCTTGTCCGGTGTCCACAGACCAGACAGGCTGATGGTGCCCGGCTCTTTTTCCAGCTCAGTCACACTGCCCTCATCGCAGATGGTGGTCGCATCAATTGTTTTGGTCTTGAGTGCCGCTATCTTGACACTGGTGGCATCGCAAAAGAGGTAACCCTTGACGGTGGTAAATTTGGCATCGGTCACGGTACCGATATCCTCACCATTGAGCGTCATCAGCGCAAAGGTGTCTTCATTGCTTACGCTCACTAGGTAATAACCATTAATTGCCTCATTTTCAACGCTCTCAACCCAAATCACATCACTGGTTTTCAGGCCGTGCCCTGCCGAGGTGGCAATGGCCGGTTTGGTATTGGACAAGGCGGTGATTTCCTTAGTTGGCGTCTCGGGTAAATCATAAAAATACGTGCGGCTATTAAAACTCATCCCACGCTTTGAACTTCTCTTAGCTACTGGTTGCCCTTGTGCTTTTGCCATATAAAACTCCATAAAAAAAAGCCACGGATAACCGTGGCCTGTATCAAAACAATTGTCAGTTAATCAGATAATCAAAAGTTGCCTGATACTTCTTTCTGTCAATATCGTAAGAAAAGAACGGCGCCGTTTTCAACTGGCAATCAATTTCCTCACTATCCTGTATTAAATCCATTGCCTCCTGCACACAATGCGCGCGCTCCTGCGGTGTATTGGCATAAATATCCACCTGCACCCGCGGATTAAAAGCCTGATAACAGTTTGTCGCCTCCACTTGCCCGGAAATAACGCTATAACGCATGGCTGGCCACATAGCCGGGTCAGCAGCATTGTTCTGCACCGGTATCAGGTCAGGATAAACACGCCCGCCACACAAATCCTTTATCAGGCTGTAAAAAATAGCTATTTCTTCCATTCTTTCCGCACTTCTGTCATCAATATCTTTGTAGCTGCCTTTTTCGCCTCTCCCCGCTTATTATCATAAGCGGGGCGCATAAACGGGTGCGGCTGTGGCATATTAATACCGTATTCTATAAAAGCAGCGATTTGCTTTGCGCCTTTGGGGATTTCTTTAGAATTAGAAACCGTTACAATATGCTTGGAAGTCAGTCCACGCCGTTCTGATGCGGGTATGCGTTTCATGATAATACTGCGCCCGACATGACCGGGCTTCACTACTGTACAGGTTTTGCCCCCCTTGCCGTCACTGTTATAAACCTTGTACGAGTTTGGTGCTTTATAGGCGATGGCTTTCGCCTCGTCCCGGATAATAGCAGTCCCTCGGCCGGTAGCTTTTTTAGCCACCTCTTCCTGTACGGCGTTCCCCAGCTTCCGTAATCGTTTTTGCAGCTTATCTAATCCATTGATTTTAATATTGAACGACATAATTACCCCTCATTTATACCTGTCACGCAAGGCAAATTAATCATCTCAGAATGAACCGAATCCGGTAATACCGCCTGAATATTGAAAATACTGCCTTTGTACATAATCCGGTATTCCGGCGTAATCGCAGCCGTAATGCTGTTTCTGCGAACGCGAATGGAAACCGTGCTACTTGCCGAATCCAGCCCGTTCTTCACAAATTCACGTCCAGACAGATAGGACATGTTTGCCCATACCTTGCCAACATCAACCCAGTTTTTTTTAATCCCGCCGAATTCGTCTTTAGAAATTTCCGGGCGTTGAATCAATACCCGTTTATCAAGTTTGCCTGCCGCAATACTCATGAATCCCCCCACATAATCCGGTACGGCTGCAATAAAAACCCAACACCAAAAGGCAACCATGCGGCATTCATTGCAGAAACCGCCTCACGGTTTTTATACCAGTTGGCGGTTAGCAGCAACATTGCCATGTCGACTGCGGAGTTATACAACATGCCGGTTGGGTCTGTATCCGGCACTTCATTTTCGTACCAGTTGCGTCCGGTGAACTGTTTTACTGTTTCCTGCGCCGCTGCTAGATAAATTCTAAGCAAATCATCTTCGCTATCGTCATCAATCCGGCAATTATTACGAATATCATCAATACTAATCATAATCGCCCTCAGCCGCTCCGTAAGGGGCGGAATAAACGGTTTTGGTTTGTTTAGGAATTCGGCGGCGTAGTCTGTGCACCCTGCAATTTACCCGTTACAAATGCATCTTTCCGGTAAATAGCCAGTGCCAGCCGCTCCTCGCACAATATGGTTACCATATTACGAACAAAATCACTCTCGTTATTAAAGGCGATATTAATACCCATCTCCCACCGGTCAAAGATTTGTGCCCCCATTTTGAAAGCACCAGTCAGAAACTCTCCTTGTGGCATAGACGGCGTGGCAACAACTGGCTGCCCCCATAATGTCGGGATTGTCTGCCCCTGCGGATTACCGATTACATAGCGGCCAATGTCATCCTTGGCCATTTCAATTTCTGCCCATTGCACCGGGTTAAGTACATGGCCGGTAGCACTGTAGCCAGACAATACCACCTGCAGTGTGGCCAGACGTAACTGGTCAATAATGGTAAAGTCCTTAACGTTACTTTCGTTTTTAAACTTTGTAGCGTTAGGTATCAGGCCATCTATCTCTACGCCACCACCGGTGCCCTTTAATAGCTGCTGCTCTTCCTTGAGTTTCAGGCCATACCGTAAACGGCCATCAATCATAGACTGCAAGCCGGACGCGTCACTCAATATCTGTCTGGTTGCTTTAAGCCAGTGGGCAATAGTTACAACCGGCACCGTTTCCTGCACATAGTTTAACTGTGATTCAGGCTTTACATATCCCTCAGGTGTCACATTGGCGTTATTTTGAAAAGCTTCTTCTCTGGGTACAATTATCATGGCACTATCGGTATTACCCGGCGTAAGCAAATCACGCACCATTAATCGCTGCTCCGGCAAGGTAACAGCACTAACAGTATGCGGCTGTACTAATGCGCCGGCGCTGTAACCCAGATTGTTTGAACCGCCTAACTCTTTAGTATTAATTGGAATGTGCAGCTTGTCACCTTGGGATATGTTGGCGCAGCTTTTAAACTGTTCAGACTTAACCACCATGCCCCCCAAGGTCTGCTTACCCTGCGAGGTGACAGGATTGCGCGCTTGCGCCTGTTCCATATCCTGCACTTGCGACTTCAGGCCGTTAACCTCAGTCAGCAGCTTGTCAACATCGTTTTTGAGTTCTTCGGTAACTTTGTCACCTTTCGCAAGCTTGCCTTTAAGTTCCTCGCCAAGTCCCTTGACTTCGTCGACTGCCTTATTAACCGCTTCCTGCTTTTCTTTCAGTACTTTGGCCAGTTCAACTGCTTTGATTTCATTTTCATCAGCCATCTAGTTAGCTCCTAAAATTCGTATAACTTCGTCTATTTCAGACACGTGGTTGGTTGGTGTTGTCTTTTGTGACAACGAAAAAAAACCGCTGTCGTGAATGACAGCGGCTTGCTTTGCATTAAATCCGTTTTGCATTAACAGCGCTTTGAACTGTTCGGATGAGGGTAAGCCATAATCATACTTGACATAATCCACCCTAGCTTCTGGATTAGCTGGAAAAATAACGACGGATATTTCATATAGTTTTACTTCGATCAATCTGTTGGTATCCGCTTCACGGTCGTATTCCTGCCGTATGATTCTATAACCAATAGACAGACCATCAATCGCCTTGGCCTGCAATAATGCATGTGTTTCCCGTGCTTTTCCTATCTGGTCGATCAGTAATTTACCCTCGACATACAGCCCTCGTTCATCTTCAACCAGTTTGGTATAGCAACCGATAGGCGCATTCCAGTCATGATTAAATAACACTGGTGGCATTCGGTTGCGGGCTTCCCATTCCGCCAGCGACTTTGCGAACGCCCCCGGCACTACCACATCACCATAAGAATCTATATTGCCATTTATAGAACCGTAACCCGAAAAAAAACCGTCTTCTTTGACGGATTTAATTTCAAGCGGCATATCAAGACGTTTTGTCTGCATCATTCTTGCCTCTTTAAAGTTTCATTTGCTGCATGATTCAACGTACCCATATTTAACTGCACGGTTAATTCGTCCCCGCCCTCCACTGCCGGCAAGTCTTCAAGGTCGCGCACATGATTGCGTGAATAAATCCCGTTTTGCACCATTGAGGTATAAAAGCTGGCGCGGTTGGCGGGTGAGGCGCGCAATAACCCTTCGGTATTAAATTTGGGCGTATAAATCTTGCGCTCCGCCGGGCTTAACAATTTGCGTGTAATCGTCTGCTCAATCCGCGCCAGCTTCGGTACCATTACAAATGCCTGAAAACTTAGCACTGTGTTTTCGTAACTGGATGCCCAGCTAGACGATTTACTGGTATGTCCAATTAATTGTGGTGGCACAGAAAAACAGCGGCAGATTTCCTCAATGCCAAACAGGCGTGATTCAAGCAATTGTGCATCAATCGGACTTAATGATGGCGACCGGTTTACAAGGTCAAAACCACCCTCAAGTATTGGTGTTTTCCCTGCGGCACTTGCCTCTGAAAACTCTTGCAGCCATTTGCGGGTTTTCTTACGCTGCTCTTCATTCAATATCGGCGCCCCGCCTTGCCCTGTACCTCTGTATACAAGTACATCGCGCCCTTTGAAGCGATTCTTGTAATCGTGTGCCGTAGTATCATTGGCTTCCATTTGCAATCCTAGGATTTCCGCGCCATAAGACAGCGGAGAAAGCCCGGTTATTCCGTCCATGGTGAAATCTTTCAGATGAAAGACATCCCGGTCGGGCAATTTTCGCGTTCCGTCCCTTTCATTGTATTCATACACTACCGCACCCGTTTGCAGGCGGGTTATTTTCATTCTGGCCGCATCAAGCACTTCCAGCGATATAATCCGCTCGCCTTTGCGTTTGATTTCAGCAAACGCATTGCCATATATGTCTATTGAAGTCATCAATGCCTGCCAGAATTCGCATGGATTCATGTCGGCATTGGGCGCATAGCGAAAGATGTCATACAAAGGATGCTCAGTAGCAATATTTTTATCCGCAGTTCGTAAGGCAAAAGGCAGGGTAGATACCAGCCCGGAGCGTAAATTAATACATGCCCACACAGCCGAAAGTTTTAACGCTTTCTCTGGCGTCACCATGACACCACTAACCGACGATGCGCTATCAATTGCCGCGAAGCTCTCGCCTTTGCCTAGCTTTAACTGTGGCCTGAAAGCATTCAGAATGCGGCGAAAAAAGCCAGTATCCTGTAAATCAGCCATTGTTTAACCTATTATGTAATTGTCCAGAAAAGAATCAAGGCCGCCGTTATATCGTGAGGTCGGATTGGTCGCCATCACAGCCACAGCATCAAACAGCGCCATCAGGCTGTCAATTTTGGCAAAACCTGCGTACTGTTTGGTTACCTGAATACCGTTGCCCGACTGGATAACGCGGGCGTTACCAACATTCCAGTTCATCAGTGGCTGATTAGCGTGCCACATATTTCTGCTGGCCAAAGCGCGCTCCGTGGCTTTAATCGTGCCTGTCATTTTGAAGCCTTGTGATATCGCTTTAAACAGGCCATCAGCAGGAAAAGCGTAGCCACTGGCAACAAATTTATTATGGATGGTTTGCAAAACCGGTTCCATGCCATAGCGGTCAACCGCTATAGAATGCAACAAACCCGTTTCGCCGACTTTCAAACATATCTCAGCCACTTCTTTCAGGTCATCGCCTACATTTTGGCAGAAGGTCATGTCACCGTCTTTCACAAAACTATCCAGTTGGGGCAGGATATCCTTGCGATTACTCAGCACCGGCGGGTTTGCCCATGCATAACACCATGAAAGCCAGCGCTGAGTTTCTTTTTCCCGCCCAACCACGGCCAATCCAAACAGGTCATCATTACCACCGCCGTCAAGCCCTATTACCACCACCTCGCTGCGTTCCAGCAGCGTATCTAGCGTCAGCGTATCATCCGTCTGCGCCAGCCAGTAATCTGCACCACTCCAGCGATCTGAGCGTAAATTTAACCCGACTTCCTTGTTTAAGTGCTTGGCCTCAAACTCAATAAGCGTTTCTTCGCCTTTCAGTTCGGCCTGTCGATACTCACTAATCAAAAAAGCCTCGTCTACTGAGTAGCCAAGGCTTGGGTTGGTTATATAGAAGTTTTCAGGTTTCTTATACGCTCCCGACTTAACAAGCGCAGCCGGAAACTCATACAAAACCGGCAAATAAGTCTTATCAACAATTTCTTTACCCTCTGCCGTCTTACCATCCCGTACCGAACGTGCATACTCCAATTCCGTTTTAAACACACCAGCGGGCGGCTCTCGGGATTGTGTGGACAAAATAATTAAAAAACCATCCACTTTAGACATCAGGCCGCCGGTGGCTTCTTTAATTATGGATTCCGCATTCGCCATCGCGCCAAATAAATGATGTTCATCAATCAAAACAAAAGCGGCTTTCAGGCCACCTGCTGTTTTATCGTCCGCAGCCACAACTTTCAGAGTTGACTTAGTAGCTAAATGCGTTATCGTCCTTGTATGCTTAGAAATGCTGTATTTGTCCTGCATTTCTGGGTCAAACTCAATCATACCCGCCGCAGGTTTAAACGAATTATCAGCTACTTCTTTCGTTGGCGCCAGAATGATAGCCTCAGCTAAATTGCGCTCATTCAGTTCGAGGGCGGTTATCATAATTCCGGCAGCAATGGTTGATTTAGCGTTTTTCTTGCTAATCAACAGAAAGAACTTTTTGATTAGTCTACGCTGCGTATCTGGATCAAGCGCACCAAAAATCGCACCAACAAAATCAAACACCCACTGCGGCATTACATCACGCATTCTTGGCAATCCGGTCATGTCGGGCACTATTAAATCACCAAATACCTCAATCGCAATCTCTGCCACAATAGGGAATAGCGGCTCACTAGGCACTAATGACTGCCGGTTAACAATCCGCTCTTCCCAGTCAGGGCAGGCTGTCACCCAATCAGCCATTTACTTCACCTGTTTCAAACCTTTCTGCTCTAACCGCGCAGACAGTCCGCCAGCGCGTGATTTTTCAATGGCCACATCTCTGGCCGCCTCTTTCTTGCCGGTCTCGCCAATGCGCCCATGCTTATAAGGCATCAGGGTTTTAGCAGCATCAATCCGCAGCTTGTGCGGCCAGTTATCATCATTCATTACCATCACCAAAAACTGCAAAGGGTCATCATTGGGTGGTGATACAGACTTAACAGGATTAACATCCGTGTTAACATCATTGTTAACAATTTTGTTAATATTTTTGTTAAGTCTGTTTTGCTGTTTTTTCAGCTCCTCAATGCGTGCTAAAACAGCCTGATTTTTCATTAAACGACATGCGGCAGCTGCTGCACCATTCCTGCTGTAACCCGCATTAACACAGGCTTCCGTCTGATTTATCCCCGCGACCACATTAAGTGCGAATAATTCCTGTTTATCATTAAGCGACATAGCAAATTGCCTATTTTTTTGAGCAGATTTTGTTAATTAACAGGTGTTTTCAGGCCATTTTTTTTATAAATGAGAGGGCGCGCGGTGTCAGCGTGTGATAGTAACCCAACATTACTACCACCCCTGCCTATTTTTTTGAGCAGTCTAAAAATAATAATTGCCTATTTTTTAAACAATCTAGAAATAATAAATAGTTACTCAAGATTACTATTTCACATAAGAATATAAACCAAAGCAATAGCATAACGTAACTATCTCATGCGTAATAATCTAAACGGTTACACTCATCGCTTAATAGATTCACCATCCACGCTTGTATCGCTGCCGCAGTTCTTTGGTGGTTTTACGCTTATGACAATCCGCGCATAGTACTTGCAAATTACTATCATCATTACGCCCACCTAACTCCAATGGAATGATATGGTCAACCTGTAAGCTGCCACCAATACAGCCACAGGATCGGCATCGAAAACTATCCCGTGCCAGCACCCTCTTCTTTATCTCCTGCCATCGATAGCCTCGTATGCGTTTTGTAGCCCCCGGTTTATCCCTGAGTGCCGTGGCAGATGAACTGTTAAACTCAGGTAGGCTACTTTTAAGTGTTGGTATCTTCATGGCCTCGGGTCAGTAGGGAGTAAATCTTAGAGACAACGCTATAGCTTTGCAGTGCTTCGGCTAGCGCTGCCTCAAGTTCGTTTTTATTCAGAACAGACTTACGCCAACCACCACACTTAACAATACATGGGTAACCACCTTGAGATAGTTCAATCTCGAATATCTTTCTAACTATTCTGTTTTCCCCGCGCTTTAGCAAAACATTTTTTATTTCAGATGGGTAACGACCATACGGACACCCCACCACGCACACCAGCTCGCCATAGCTGGCGGTATTTAGTCCATCACACAATCGAGAAAGCACAACATCAATCTCGGCTCCCTCTGCTACCCTATTTCTGAATAAATTAATCCCGTTGCGATACGCCTGTGCAAAATCTATAGATTCGTTCATTTTAAACTCCAATAAAAAAGCCCACACGCGCATGCAGTGAGCTTGTACGGATTACTAACTAATCCATTTGCTTAATTAGTTAGAACTTATAAACCATATAATCTTTATAGGTACGCTTTTTGCTTATGGTCGCATTAATTGCGCAAAAATCATAACCTGCGAACCGTTCATCTTTTTGCTCAATTGCATAATCCAAATACTCCAGAATTTCACTATGCTTATTCGAAAATAAAATAAAGGGTGGCCTAATAAGTGTCATTAGTTTTATAAAACTAATAAACCTGAATTCTTCTGCTCTACGATAAGCCTTTTGTTCTGAAAATAAATAAGGCGGGTCAAGGACAAGTAGCGTATTTTCATTATCAACATAATCTGGCAACAAGACATCAAAGGACTTGGAGACAACTTCAACACCATCTAAATAGCCGGTAGCTAAAGGGTAATCACTTTTTTTCACCCTATTGTAGAGGACGGATTCTTTATAAATCTGATCCAGATTCTCCAAAATATCACCTGAAAACAAAAGCCATGTCTGCAAAGAACCTAGGTCTATATAACCTTTAAAGCTCCTGATTTGCTCAATGACTAAGGACTGCGTGCGTTTATCCAATTTACTTTTTATAGGAATATCTTTTACAGTAACTGCTAACTGCTGCCTTAGTCTATTAATGTCTTCAATATGAGCCAACCTATCAGCGTAATTATCGAAGTCATTATATATTACCCTTGCGTTAGGCTTTAACTGCTTCGCATGATGAGCTAATAACCCACTACCACCAAATACATCTATTATCGTCCAATCTTCTCCTTGTCCATCAATGTTTTCATTTAACACTTTTGCGAACTGCTTTAAAAAATTCCTTTTTTGCCCTACAAAGGGCAGCGGAGCCTTATTAAATTTCATAACGAATACCCTAATTAGGCACTCGTGGCGCTCAATATTATTTAACTAATACTAAATTTATTTAAAAATTTACATCTGCAGCATTTAACTACTAAGCCGTAATATTCAACAGCTTCGGCCAATTTCTTATTACAAGATTGGCACCGTAATTCACGATACATAACCTACCTTTTACATTGGTGATATAATTCACCCGCCTCGCGAGGTGGCGGCTTTCCAATGCAGGTCATGTCTGCGGAGGGACATAGCTGGTGCGCGAACACCAGCTATGTCGCCGTCTTTTCTTAAATTCAAATGCCCAACAAAAAACCCGCCTGAGGTGGGCGGGTTGAAAGATTCAAAAATTGATGTACATAAAAGGAGATTTTAAGAAACAATATTCTTGAACAAGATTTATCTTAAGTCTTATCCGAAGAATAGCTGAATTATAATTTTTCACTACGCTTTTTTCAAGCATAAATGACTGTTAATGCATCTATTTTACATTATTTTTCAATCTTCGTTTATTTGACCGTCTAGCTTTGAAATGCAGTCACAATGCAGTTTATTTATTATAGTTTTTATGTGCCTCAATTTTCTGTTTAGTTTCGGCGCGCTAAAATTAAATTTATCCTGCATTTGAGTGTAAGTTCTATTCTTCAAAAATAAATACTCCAGCAACGCATCGCACTCTAATGGCTGAATATATGAATCTCTATCTAGTACATAATTTGTTAAATCAATAATGCCTGATAAGTCATAACCATATTCAGCTTTAATCAGCGCCCATTCAATATCGTTTAAAATATTTTCCACCCGGCATAGAACCATTGCGCTATTTGCATGCCAATCGTGCTGACTTAACCCTGAGCAGCAACGATCAACAACCCCTTTGCTTTTAATCCATTCCTCAATTCTTGCCGAATTGCTTTTACCCATAATCAATGTGTTTTTAATATAAAACGCCTGACACAGTATTTCATCAACTGATTCCCAACACATTGAGGCGGTGCTTTTGATTAAATTAGCTGTACATGTCATATTTTCTCCAGTCTTTAAACTTAACATCATTTTCAGCTCCCCAAGCTGTTATATACTCAATCAGACTAGCCATGCGCTTAACCCCCATCTGCGCCGTCGATTCCCTTAGATTGATAACCTCACCCTCTAGCCCTATCGCCATTTCTGCCTGGCCGCCAGTGGCTATCCGATGGCCACTTACGAAAATCATCTTCCACTGCTCTATCGTTAGCTTCTTTCCGCTAAATGTCTTTTGTTTTGCTATATCTCCCAGCATGGCATGCAGTTTTGCATTCTGCTCATCCGATCGGGTAACGCTTCGCACTTCAATAAAAATTTCATCATGAGCATTCAGTAATTCACCCGAAAAATCCCAAGCTAGGGTCATTACATCCCGTTTATTTTTTTTGTTAATTCTGCGTTTGAATCTTTCAGTCATAGCAACTCCCGCCTTTTTTCTTTGTATAACCTCTCTATCTGGCGTAAATCATCTTTAGTGTAGTGGAGTGGCTTGTTATCAGATTCCAGCTTTTCTACAGCCTCTAATCCAATACGCTCAGCTAACCTGAGGCGATAGTTAACATGGTTACCGCTTAAATAATTGTTGCAACGCTTGCATTGCCCATGGCAGTTGTTTTCATTAAAGCGCAGGTTAGGTGCTGAGCCTACTGAACGATAATGCCCTGCATCGTAACCGTTGGGCGTATCAGGCAAGGGATTACCACAGCTAATGCAAGACTGGTGCTTATCTCGCAATCTGATAAAGGCATTAAATGCCGCCTGTGCGCGCTTCGTAAGCTGCGGTTTGGTTTCTAATGCGTGCCTGCGGGCTTTTATAACCGCTCTTTCCCGTCGTTTTGCCTCCGCCTGTGCTTTTTTGTTTGCAGCCTCACGTTTCCTTTTGTTCAAGGATATAGCGCAAGCTGAACTGCAAACAATCTGTAATGGGCGCAGCTTTTCAAACTCTGCACCACACCAGCGGCATTTGCGCTTGGGTAGTTTCCTTGACTGCTTCATTTCCTCGTCCTTAATTTTTCAGCTCGCATAAGTTCTTGGCAGCGTTTTTGTCGCTCAGCATCTTTTCTGGCTATCCACTCTTCCCGCTGTCTTCTCTGCTCATCCTCTATTGGCTCAAATTTGTTTTTTGGGCATTCCCTGCAATAAGGAAAATATTTCCATCTCTCATCAAACCGACACCAGCCCCAACCGCCTTGTTTTATCAATTCATCGGTGACGTATTCGCCCTTATGATTTTTTTCTTTCAGTATCCAATGACAACAAGCTACGCAGGTGTTTTTATCCACGATACGACCCCCAGTTAAAACCAAGAATTAAGCCACCACCCTCTTTTAGCCTATCGAAGAGGCGTTCACCTAATGCCTCTTTAAGCTGGTTTATATTCAGATTGCTTATGAAAATTGTCGGCTTCATGTTCTGATAGCGAGTATTAACGACATCGAATAATGCGCGACTTTCTGCATCGGTTCCTGATTGAACGCCAACCTCATCAATAATCAGTACGTCATAATTTCCAAAGGCTGTAATGATTTCTGTTTCGGTGTACTCAGCGTTGTAACTCTTGGATTCTCTAACCAGCCTGTTAATTTCTGAAACACTGGTAAAACGAGCTGTACCGCCATAGTGTTTAATGACGCATAAAGCTATCGCGCTGGCGATGTGTGACTTCCCTGTACCAGTCTTGCCAATCATTGTCATACAGCGCCCAGAATGCCCCTGAGGGTCGCCAAATTCAATCAAAAAAGCCTTGGCGTCGTTAATTACATCCTGTTGCTCTTTGCAGCTCACCTGATAGTTTTTCAGTGTTTTGCCAAGAAAGCGTTTTGGAATGCCTGAGTTGCCGATTAGCTCGTCAATCAGTTTGCTTTTGCGTTCGGCAGCTTCTCGTAACTGCGCTGCTTTTTCGTCTGCAATGCGTTGTTGTTCGCGTTCGCGTTCGCACTCTGGGCATTTGGTAACGCGGCCAGATTGGTATTTCGTTTGCTGGTATTCGCCATGTGTGCTGCATATGGCTGTGCCGTGTTCTGCAACCACAAATTGCGGGTGGTTGGCAAACATGCTGCCTACCGATGTCAATCCGCTTAC